TAAGTAAGAGTAATGAAAGAACAGTGATCGTGAGTTTTAGCCTCATGCATGATTCTGGCCGCCCATTGTCGAGAACGCTCAAGGCGGCAGCCAATACAACGGCCACAAGGGAGGTCAAGGCTAGAAGAGTCACCGGCTTTTTCCTTACTAAAGGAGATCAGACCCGACGAATTGTGTCGGTAGGCGGGAATTGGATGATAGCAAGCCACATCATAGCCGCCAGCCACCGCGTTGGGGAGCGGCACGAAGATTGACCGCCTTAGAACGCCCAACGTTTTTACGGAAGGACCTTGCAGATTTGTGTTTGGATACTGGTTTTCTGAACATGATATTTCTCCTTGGTTGGTGTCACTTAGCACACTTACATCAAGTATATGTCGTGTGCTGAAAGGGGGCAAGCCCCCTTAGACCCTGTCTATAGGGGCTGCGCCCCTCCTTCGCTGACGCTCACCCCCGGGACTGCGTCCCCCGCTTTCGCGGGCCCCCCTTTGTCTGCAGGGGGGAGGTTAGTAATGCCGAGCTTTTCAGCTTCGGCCCGATTTGCTTCGTTATGAACGAAATCGAGAAGCGCACCAGGATCATTGTCGAACCTGGCGCGGATATGGGCAGGAAGGCCCATAAAGGCCTCATCGGCCTTTTGTACGAGGTTAAGGGCACTGTGATAATCAGTGACCTCTGTGAAGTCCCCATACTGGGGAATTTGGACAGTTGGGGGCAACTGTCCGGTGATGTTGAACTGCCGAAGAATGTAATTTATGTCTGACTCATCCCTGAATTGTTGCTGCGCGAGTGAGGGATCAGAACAGACAAGTCCGGTTTCGCCGGAGGCAGTATCAGCATCGTAGTTATAGGGAGAACGGATAAATGGAATCATTTTATGTTTACCTTTTAAGGATTGCGGAAAGTGCGCCGAGCTTGACCGGCGCCAGTGATAAAGCGAGAAGCAGTATCAATACCGTAGTCGGTGAAGGGTTTAGCCTTACCGGCTTCGGATTTATAGAAGTTGGAATAAGCGAGAGCCTCGGGAATTTCGAGGTTGAGCTGTTGAGCTTTGGCCACAGCACCAGAGGACTCCGCACGAATTTGAGCGAGACGCTCTTGGAAGGTTTGCTCAGCAGCTTGACGCTGCATGAGAGTTAGTTGCTCGTTGTCACGTTGTTGTCTGTATGTCGAGACAGCCCTAGAAAGTTCTACTTCGTATTGTTGAAGCTGTTGCTCGAGCATCGAGGCATTGACGTTAGTAGACCGAGCAGTATTGCTGATAACAGGATTGTTAGTGACCTTGTTCAAGGTATCAGCTTTAGTGTTTTCGGCCTGGGCCTCAAGCAGTTTATTTTGGGCAACTACGTTTTGATTTTGTAGGGCCGCAGAAGCGCCAGAAATGGCAGCAGCGCCCTTGTTGCCCATTACGGCGGTTGAACCCGCCGGAGTCGATGCACCGCCTTGTTGATAGGCGAGCATCGGATTAAGACCAGCGGCTTTCATATCAGCCGTAGCCCGTTGGTAGGAAGTATTCGACATACGTTCCTGAAAGTCCATTTGAGCCTGTGACATGGCTCTGTTAGCCGAGTTAGCCTCTTCTTGTCCATCGGAGGCGAAAATGCCCCCGATGATAGGGGCCGCTACGCTACCAAGTACCGTTTCGAAAATTCCCATGATTAGAAATGATCAATCAGGCCAGGGACCGAATACATCGGAAGAGGTCGAGCCATTTTGACGTCAAAGAACCCATCAAAGAGGATCTGTTGACCATTAGCCGCCGCCCCGACGGCAAGATTGCGAGACAGCGGGGGCGTCTCTTGGATGAAAGTTGTATTAAGCGTGGGGAGGACAGTGAATCGTTGAGCGAAGTGCCAGGGATCAATCGTACCCGCCGAAGTTGATTTGAAGAGGCCGGAGATACGGTTTTGGCCATAACGATATTCGCCCCAACGCTCTTGATAACCGAATACATTTGCATCATTGACGGAGCCATCGCAGTAAATCTCCTTGTTAAGAACGGCTTGTTCGCCCAGGTTGGCGAAAGCCGGAAAATAGTAGTCGTAACGAGTTGAACGGGACCATTTTTTATGGAGCCCCTGTTGATAGGTCAGATCAGTGCGGACACAGACAATGCCGATGATCATGCCGTGTTCAGTAGCTGAGTACGTAAAGCCATTTTTGTTGGCAACAAATGTACCCATTGCGGCTAGATTGCCCAGGGGAGCAGAACCGCCAGTAACGCCGGTTGCAGACGTTTGCGCGATAGGCGAAATATTGATTGGAGTAGTGCCACCACCGAGGTACTCAGGACGCTGTAGACGTGCATCAGGAGAAACCACACCGAAATGCGCCCTAACGATTTCGGTGTAACGCGTGCCGCCCCTGGCGTCACGTTCAAGTAACCGCTGTACCTGAAACGATTGGCGGAGCTGGTTGATAGTGGCAGCAGTAGCCGACGACAGATCGGCGTAAAGGCCAGAAACGCCAGAAGTAACGACGCCCCATGTCTTATTGTTTGGAGGAACCGCAACAGTAGCAGGATTGGTACCAACCGTCGAGTTATACCAGCCGGTATTCATATTCGGAACGCCCGCGAGCCCCTCAGGGCTAAATGTGAGCGTGCCGTCGGTTAAACCAAGAGATTTTCCCGTGCCATAAACAGGAGCCGAGGTACCAAGCGGAAGACTTACCGCGGTTCCACCCTTTTGTGGCCAGGGGAGCGCGCTGGTGAAGTAATCCTTGCGCTTACCACGCCGAAGGATAGTGTAATTAGAGACCGTATCCGGTCCGTCACCAAGATCAACCGTTGCAGAATTTTGAAGATTTTCATCACGAAACCATTCGTTGTAAATCAGGTTATAGGCGCGCGTGTAAAGCGCATTATGCGAGACCGTATTGCCGGCACCAACTTGGCCGACTGTAGGCAGTCCCATATAGTCCTGAAGGGAATTAACGGCATAGCCACCTACCGGGGAGACTTGTTGGGGAATGGTATAGCTGATCGAATCAGCAGGGTTTGCTTGTTCGCCCATGAATTTACGCCAGTTTGACCACACGAGGCGATTAGGAACGAAGAAGAAAAACGAGTCGAGATAAATATTATCAATCACCGGAAATATGGGCGTTGCGAGACGGCCAAACGCTGTCATATTGAGATTGATGGTGTCACCAGGAAGAACCTCGTCGACATAGACCGGAACAAGAAGGCCGGCATCGAAGGTCGTTTTGTGAGTTGAGTTCTGAACGAACTTAGAACGCGGGATTTCCGCGTTCGGAATCATTGCGAACTGATGTTGTGAGGCCGACTTGTTCCGGAACATGATTAGTCCTTATTGATTACGTTAGAAGCCTGAACCAACAGTTCAGGAAGGGGAGTTGCACCGACGAACTCGCCGGTTGCATCATCGAAAGTGCCCAGGTGGAACAGGGCAAAATCCGCAGGATGGCGGATCATTTCGTTGTTAGGTTCGTTGCGGTTGACTTCATCCGAGAACGAACGAATTGCGACACCAGTAGATTGAACAAAAACTGGACGGGAATAGGCCTGTGTAGCCTGATCGAAGATAGAAACGATAGTGAGGATCATATTTTGTTCCTTTTCAATTGAGAGAGAGCAGCGGAAGCGACCGCTTCACGAGCTGCAAGACGATCGTCAGTATTATCCGCACGAGAATGCATTGCTTTGAATTCTCGTTCGGTTTTGACGTCATCAAGTAAGAGAGCGTCGAGCTTTTTGAGCTGTTTATCGTAGTAGCGCGGGGGCTTGGATTTAACCCCGTTAACGACTAGATAGTCATGTGGATAGATGTCAGTTTTGTATTTGTCAAAGAAACGTTTGCCTACTCCTGGTCGGAGAGACATTTTGTTGAATTCCGGTACAAGGTTTATGACCTCGCCGGTATCAGAATCGATTCTTTGATAGTGAGGCTCAGCTAGTGAGCCCGTAACCTTCTTCATGATGTAGCGCGCCGTATAAGCCGCAGTTTCGAAGGTAAGGTCTCCGATAGTACTAAAGCCATAGGGCCAAAGTATTTCAAGAGTCGGAGAACGGTAGAGGGAAAACCCGTTGTTGGTTTTCCAATGTTTGCGGTCTTCGTGGAAATCAACCCCGAATAGACACGCGTGGTAGTGAGGCCGATTAAGATCCTCACCGTATTCACCACACATATAGAAGCGGGCATGCCCGAACTTTTTGCGTAGACGTTTCATGAAACGTTGGAAGTCCCCATAAGCAAGACTTCCATTTTTAGGGAGATTGTCAGGTGAATAAGTAAGAGTAATGAAAGAACAGTGATCGTGAGTTTTAGCCTCATGCATGATTC